AAGTTCCCCAACGGAGCATGGTGTAAAGAAGGCGACTTTGTGTTAGTACGTACTTACTCCGGCACAAGATTCAAGATCTTTGGCAAGGAGTTCCGTCTCATCAACGATGACCAAGTTGATGCTGTTGTGCAAGACCCTCGCGGTTTAACCCGCGCTTAAAAGGAACGTTATGAAAGACGAATTTAAATTTCCTGACGAAATAGAAGCGAAGAAGACCCCTGACGTCGAGTTTGAAATTGAAGGCGAAGGGGATGTTGACATCGAGATTGAAGACGACACGCCTGCCCAAGACAGAGGCCGCAAGCCTTTGGACAAGGAAGTTGTTGACCCAACCGATGAAGAGATTGAGTCTTATTCGGACAAAGTTAAATCACGCATTAAAGAGCTGACACACGCACGCCACGACGAGCGCCGTGTCAAAGAAGCGACATTGCGTGAGAAACAAGAGCTGGAGCGTCTTGCACAGCAGTTGATTGAGGAGAACAAACGCCTCAAGAAAAACGTCTACACAGGCCAAGAAGCCATCATTGCTGGCGCCAAGTCAAAAGCTGAAAGCGAACTAGAAATGGCTCGCCGCAAGCTCAAGGAAGCACAAGAATCCTTTGACACGGATGCCATCATTGCCGCTCAAGAAGCTGTGATGGATGCCAAGATTAAAGTTGAGCAGACAAAAAATTATCGTCCTACCCCTTTACAGGAAGAAAAATTTGCTGTACAACCGCAACAAACCCAACCTGAGAAGGTTGAGCCCGACGAAAAAACTCTGCGCTGGCAGGCAAAAAACCAGTGGTTCGGTGCTCAGGGGTTTGAAGAATACACCAGCTACGCACTAGGGCTGCATCAAAAACTAGTCACAAACGGAGTGGACCCCCGCTCTGCTGAATACTTCGAGCAAATTGATGCTCGCATGAAGTCAACGTTTCCTGATCTATTTGGTCGAAGCGAAGACAAGCCAAGGTCTGGTGAGGTTCAACGGAAACCTACAACAGTGGTGGCCTCTGTGTCTCGTTCTACGAGCGCAGGAAAAATCAAGCTGACGACAACGCAAGTTGCGTTGGCGAAGAAATTAGGTTTAACCCCGCAGCAATATGCTGCACAAGTAGCAAAACTGGAGAACTGAAATGGCTGAAACAATTGACCGCAAAAACCGTGATCTGACGACACGCGAAAAATCCGCCCGTGCTGTATACGTACCGCCGAGCAACTTGCCTGATCCAACGCCTGAACCGGGCTGGGTGTACCACTGGGTGGCTACGCACGTTCTGGGACAGTCGGAAGTGACCAACGTATCGCGCAAAATGCGTGAAGGTTGGGAGCCGGTGAAGGCAGAGGACCATCCAGAATTGATGATGGTTGGAAATGATAAGACTGGCAACGTCGAAATCGGCGGCCTCATGCTCTGCAAGATGCCAAAAGAGAAGTTCGAAGCCCGTAAAGCTTATTACGACCAGCAAGCTCAAAACCAGATGGACTCAGTTGACAATAGCTTCATGCGACAAAATGATCCACGCATGCCGTTGTTTGCCGACCGCAAGTCGACTTCAACCCGTGGTGGATTTGGTTCTGGTTCCAAATAAACTTTAGGAGTCCTTAAATGGCATCTACACAAACCCCTTACGGCTTTCGAGCCGTGAATGAGTTGGGTGGCCTACCATACGCTGGTAGCACTCGCTCGTTCCCCCTAGACCCTGCCGGTTACGCCGTCAACATCTTTAATGGATCGTTGGTGTACGTGGCTGCGTCAGGTTACCTGCAACTCGTGACTGCGACTGGTGCTGACGCAACTACCAACTACTTCCCCACAGGAAGCGGTGGCTCTGCAACCAACACAGGTTCTATCGGCGTTTTCGTCGGTTGCTCCTATGTGAACGCACAAGGTCAAACGATCTACTCACAGTACTACCCAGCTAACGCTGTGAACGCTATTGCTTTTGTCATTGATGACGACCGCGCTGTGTTCTCCGTGCAAGCTAACAACACTGTGGCTGCATCTGCTTTGGGTCAAAACGTGTTCTTGGCTAACATCCAGAGCACAAGCACTGGTTCTACAACCACAGGAAATAGCAACGTTGCTGTGTCGGCTTCTGCCACTGCCGCGACCGCTGCTTTCCGCATTGTTGGTTTCGTGAACAATGCTCAGTCCCAAGTTGGCGACGCTTATACTGATTTGCTGGTGAAGTTCAACCCCGGCTACCACTCATACACCATTGCAATTGGTCTGTAAGGAGTAACTAACCATGGCTATTTCACGCGCACAACTACTTAAAGAGTTGCTCCCCGGCCTGAACGCTTTGTTCGGCATGGAATACGCTCGCTACGGCGAAGAGCACAAAGAAATCTACGAAACAGAGAAATCTGAGCGTAGCTTCGAAGAAGAGACAAAGCTTGCTGGCTTTGCTTCTGCTCCCGTCAAGAATGAAGGTCAAGCCATTGCCTATGACAATGCGCAAGAAGCCTTCACTGCACGCTACAACCACGAGACAATCGCTCTGGGCTTCAGTATTACTGAAGAAGCTGTGGAAGATAACTTGTATGACTCTTTGTCTGCACGTTACACCAAAGCTTTGGCCCGTGCCATGTCTTACACCAAGCAAGTTAAAGCCGCTTCCGTTATCAACAACGGTTTCAACGGTTCATACTTGGGCGGTGACGGCGTCACTTTGTTCGGCAACAACAGTTCTAACACTCGCGTTGGTCACCCCCTCGTTAGCGGTGGTGTGAACTTCAACAGCCCAACAACTGGCGTTGACTTGAACGAAACATCTTTGGAAAACGCCGTGATTCAAATCGCAGCGTGGGTGGACGAGCGCGGTCTGTTGATCGCCGCTAAGCCCCGTAAGATGGTGGTTCCCCCAGCACTGATGTTCGTTGCCAAGCGCTTGCTTGACACTGAGCTGCGTGTTTCTACTGCTGACAACGATATCAACGCGTTGAAGCAGATGGGTGCAATCCCTGAAGGTTACACTGTTAACCACTTCTTGACCGACAGCAACGGCTGGTACTTGTTGACCGACGTTCCTAACGGCATGAAGCATTTCGAGCGTATCGCCTTGCAAAACAGCATGGACGGTGACTTCGATACAGGTAACGTTCGTTACAAAGCCCGTGAGCGTTATAGCTTCGGCTGGTCTGATCCCCTCGGTATGTGGGGTTCTTCAGGTTCTTAATTGAACTTGTGAAAAGGGGGCTTGTGCCCCCTTTTCTTTTCGTGTATATTGACTTCATTCCGGGCTTTCCCGGTGTTCTTACAGTCCCGGCTGACGACATGCAGATAGAACACCACAACTTGCATGTAAGGAATAATCATGGCAAATACCACGTTTAACGGCCCAGTTCGCTCGCAGAACGGCTTTCAATCAATCACTACAAACAGCACTACTGGCGCTGTTACTGTTGACGCAACATTCGGTGCCGCTAGCAGTGTTGACAGCCTGACACTTGCCTCTTTTGCTAAATTAACCCCAGTTCTGACTACTGCACTGCCCACCGCCGCTGCTGGCAATGCTGGACAAGTTCGCTTGATTAGCGACAATGGTGCAGGTAACAACGAATACTGCCTTGTAATCTCTACTGGCTCTGCTTGGGTTACCGCTATCGGCGCTGCTCTGAGCTAATCAACCCGTGGGGCTTCGGCCCCGTTTTTAAAGGAGCTTGATTATGACAATGCAAACCGACGTAAAGTCCTCGCACATCGAAGCTACTGGCACGATGGAGTCTGGACGCACACGTGTTAAAGGCTACCAATGCCTGTCTGGCGGTACTGCTGGCGATATTATTTTCCGTGACGGCGGTGCTTCTGGCACTATCCGCTTGCAGTTCAATATCCCTGCAAACACCAACAATCCGTTTTCGAACTTGATTCCCGGCGAGGGCATCTTGTTTTATACCGATGTGCACGTAACAGTGCCGACCGGCGCTAAAGTGACGGTGTTTTATGGCTAAGTCACCAGCATGGCAACGCAAAGAGGGGAAGTCCGAGAAGGGCGGCTTGAACGCCAAGGGACGGGCCTCGTACAACAAGGCAAACCCCGGCAAGCCGGGCTTGAAGCGTCCTCAACCAGAGGGCGGCAAACGCCGCGACTCTTTTTGCGCCCGTATGGAAGGCATGAAGAAGAAGCTGACCGGAGAGAAGGCCAAGAAAGACCCGAACTCCAGAATCAACAAAAGCCTTCGGGCTTGGAATTGCTGATATGACTCAACACGACACAGCTAAAGCAGTTGCAGATGGCGCAGCAGTCTTAACAACTGTTGGCGTTATGGCGACGTGGTTGCCGCCTTTGGCTTCTCTGTTCACTATCATCTACCTTGGTCTTCGTATCTGGGAGTCTGATACTGTTCGTGAAGCGACCAATCGTACTAAGGCTAAAAATGCCGTCGACGAGTAAAAAGCAGCACAACTTCATGGCGGCGATAGCGCACAGTCCTGCGTTTGCCAAGAAGGTGGGAGTTCCGCAAAGCGTTGGGAAAGATTTCAACGAAGCGGACAAGGGCAAGAAGTTTGGCTCTGGCGGGAGAACCCGTCCAGATATTCAGAAGGCAAACCGAGCTAAAACCGATCACGGGAAAATGGCTCTTTTTAAAGAAGGTGGATCTATCATGGCTACACGTAAAAACAACGGCATCACTACTGCCAAAATGGGTTCAGTGCGTACAGCGGCTCCTAGCCGTGACGGTATTGCTTCTAAAGGCAAGACCAAAGGCACTATGGTTAAGATGTCCGGTTCTACGCCCTTGGGCATGAAAAAGGGCGGCATGACCAAGAAGATGAACATGGGCGGCAAGACCTGCTAATGTCATGATGGCGAGTCGCGGTATGGGGGACATCAATCCCTCAAAGATGCCAAGCGGCAAGCGTAAGGCTCGCCGTGATGATACTGACTTCACCCAATACAAAGAGGGTGGTAAAGTCAATGCTGCGGGCAATTACACAAAGCCCGGTCTTCGCAAGAAGATTGTGTCTCAAGTAAAAGCCGCAGCAACTCATGGCACTGGCGCAGGTCAGTGGTCGGCTCGTAAAGCTCAGCTAGTTGCCAAGAAGTACAAGGCGGCTGGCGGGGGTTACCGAGATTGAAAGCGCCTCAGAAATCATTGAAGGACTGGGGCGACCAAAAATGGAGAACCAAAAGTGGTAAACCGTCTAGTAAAACTGGCGAGCGATACCTTCCAGAAGCTGCGATCAAATCTCTCAGCCCTGCGGAGTACGCTGCGACGACCAAAGCCAAGCGAGCCGGAAAAAAAGCCGGAAAACAATTCGTAGCGCAACCTAAAACAATTGCAAAAAAGACCGCAGGGTTTAGATAAAAGGAACCATCATGAGCCCAGCATTTGGAAACCCAACAGGCACGTTCGCGCAACAGTCGCAGAACAATAAAATGTCTCAGCCTTTTGGTGGGCAGAATGGCCAGCCCCAACAAGGTTTTGGCGGTCAACAGCAGGGCGGTCTTGGCGGCATGTTTGGCGGTCAACAACAAGGCGGCTTTGGTGGCTTCGGTGGTCAGCAAGGCGGCTTTGGTATGCCTCAGATGCAGAGTCCCTACGGCCCACAACAAGGCGGGTTCGGTGGTTTCGGTGGCGGCTTTGGCGGTGGTTTTAACCCATACCAACAGCAGATGCAAAGTCCTTA